CTCTTCGGCGAGCTGCTCAGTGGTGAGTGTGGGGGCCGCGGCCCAAGCCATGCCGGGGTCGACCTCTCCGACGGCTGCCGGATGACGGACCGCCTTCGCGGCCTCGGTCTCGCGCGCCTTGGCGGCTTCCTGCTCCTGCTCAAGCTCGGCACCGGTCTTCACGGCGGGGAGTGGCCGTTTCGCGACTACGTCGAGCGGTTCCATGCCGCGACGTTCAGCCTCCTCCTTGAGGTGACTTTGCAGTCGGAAGAGGTCGGTGCGGAGCGATACGCTTTTCACCTTCTTGGCCGCGAGCAGCTTCGCGATGCGCTGATACTCGGCGCGGATCTGTGCATCGGAAGCGTCGCCAAACTCCTCGCGAGTGAGGAAGGGCGGGCCTCCATCAGGCGGGCCTTCGGTATTGGTGGCGAAACTTACATCAGACGCCCAAGGACGTCCGGCGAGTTCGCGCCATCCATGCGCTCGCAAGACTGCGGTATCGCTCCCTTCGGAATCCGACCGCGGAAGCACGACAAACTTGCCATCCTGCTCGAGCGCGACGGCCATATTGAGCAGGCGGGTCTCGAGTGCCCACGCTTCGGAGAAGTCCAAGCCGCGCGTGTTACGCTCAATATAGTGATTGAACGCCTCCCGGGCTGTCGGCTTAGCGATGGCAGTGTAACGTTTCACAGTGTCCGCTTCTTGCTGCCGACGTGTTTCTTGCTCGGCTTGAGCAGTTGACGCGATGGTGCGCAGGCGCGGTGCGGAGATTCCGAGGATATTTTGTGCGCTGTTGATTCCCTCGGTCGTGACTCTACCGTCGGGCGTTTGCACGTAGAAGATGTGCACGATCTGCCGACCAGTGCCGTGCGATGTTTCAGCCGCCCCCCAATCTGACACGCGTTTGGCGACAAAGCCACCGTCGCGGCGGTCGAATCGGTCCTCAATGGTGCTTCGCCATTCGTAACCAATGATCTTCGCGCCGCTTGGCCCCGTAATTGGTTTCATCAGACGACGATTCCGAGGCACAACCAAGCGGGTCGGTGCCGGTTGTTCTTCCGAGAAATCGAAGGTGCCTTGCGTGGCGGCAAAGTCGATGCGTGGGTCGTCCGGATCGAAGGTGCCGCGATTATTGACCGCGGATTTGATCTGCTTCGGATCGAAGACGATCCAAATGCCGCGCTCCTTGTCGTGGATGTGGTCGACTGGTTTGCCCGTGCGCCGCTTCTCGACGATGCCCGTCTCCGCGCGGAGATATACGGGCATGACCTTCTCGCCGTAGAGCCTCGCGGTCGCTTCGTCTTCGGCAAAGAAAAAGCCCGGCCGATACTGCACCCCGGCCCGCTGAAACTCGACCTTGAACTCGTTAAAATCGGCGTTGGTGCCGTGATAGACGACACGCGGGCGGCCGTGCTCGTCGACAACCTTGGATTTACCAAACCACCGGCGAAACTCCGGCGTATCCGTTTGGACACTACGTCCGGCGGTCGCAAAGTCCGCGGCGCGGCCGGCGGCGTAGGCGGTGGCCGCGGGCGCGATGTTGGCCTCGTTGCCGGTGCGCAGCCAGTCGCGGAAGGTGTCGGTGAAGAGGTCGCCGTCGACGCGATAGCCGCGCACGCGGGCGAAGATCTGTGCGAGCTTGTCGAGCAACTGGCGCCACAAGCGGCGGATGACGGACTCCTCCTCGACGACGCGGCCCGCGAGCCAAGCCTCGTTGAGACGGCGCACGCGTTCGGCAAACCACTCCTCGACGGGGAGGTCCGGGTTCGCGCGCAAGCGCGCGGCGGGGAACTGCGACGGCTCGACTGCGATGCGGGTGACGAGCTTGCCGTTTTCGTAGAGCGGGCCGGTGCGCGTGCTCGTCTCCTCCGCGTGCATCTGGCGGAGCACGTCGCGGACGGAAGGCGGCAGGCTCTGAAAGAACGGGTGTGCGAGCTCATGGAGGAGCAGGCCGGGCGCGTTGCCCTTCCGCGCTTCCTCGGCGGCGATCACGATGAAGCGTCGCTGGGCGCGCAGAGCGTTGACGCGCTCGGCGAGGCGCGGCGCGGTGGCGGCGGCGATGTCGCCCAGGCGGCCGGAGCGAATCGCCTCGGCCTCACGGGTGTAGCCTTCTTCGGCGAGGAGGTCGGCGACGAGCCCGACCTGAATGTCGAATTGACGGGCGATAGGACCGAGCGTGGCGCGCAACGTCTGGAACTGGCGCGCGACCTCCGCCTCGGACAGCACTCGGCGGCCGGCGTCGGTCTCCGTGGCGCGGTCGGTGGCGAAGGCGGCCGACGTGGTGCCGTCGGGCTCCTGCTTGACCTCCGGCAGAAGGTCGGCAACAGTAACGACAGGCTGGTCCTGACCGCGAACCCTGCCACTTAAGCTTGGAGCGGTCGGGGCCAGCCTCTTTTTGTGCCCGAGCGGCTGGATGTCGTAAGTGTGGAGCGAACCGTCGGCACGCTCCGCGACGGTGATACGAACCGGGACGATGCCGTCCTCGCGCTGCGCGGCCGCGACAAAACGATGCAGGCGCACCGCCTCGGGCGGAAGGGTTTCGAGCGTGTCGCCTACGCGCACCGCGTTTTCGACGAGGGCGCGAGCTTCGCCCAACGTGGCATGGGCAAGCGGACCGTTTGCGGCGGCGAAGGAGTGGCGAAGGGCCGAGCGCGACACGGTGATCTCGCGGCCCTGATCACGGTTAAGCACCTGCACGCCGCCGGCCTCGGGCAAACTGTCGAGAAGCGCGGCGCGGTTCGCCTTATTTGGCCGGTCGAAACCGGCGCGGGAGATACGCACGGGCCTCACCTCCTTCGCCATCACCTCCGGAGGAATGCCGCGCGTGACAGGGGCGGCGCGGCGAGCAGCGGCGGCGAAATCGACCTGACTCTCCTCGGGATCGATCGTCGGGCGGATCTCTTCGCCTCGCGCGGCACGATCGAGAGCGGCCAACACATCGGCCGGAGTCTGCAAATCGGTGAAGCCGGCGCCGCGTAGGAACTCCGCCGCGCGATCGAGGCTCATGCCGTCCTTCGAGAAATACGAGAACGGGAGAGATTCTTGGAGCGCGGCAAGGTCGCCGGCGAGCGGATCGCCGTCGGCGCGGGCGGCGGCCGCGGGTCGCAGACGCAGCGTGCGTCCGAGCCATTTCCGCGCGCCATTCGCACCGGTAAAGACGTCGAGCAAGGTGAAGTTGGGCGCGGTGTCGTCGCCGCGCTCTTGTTCGCGGATGCGGCGCTCCATCTCGCGCTCCCACGTCGGGAGGTCCAGCCCCTCGGCGTCGAGGTTGTTGCGCAGCTCTTCGAACTCTTCGTCGGGGACTTTGGTGATGTCGACGATGGCGTTGCCTTCGCGTGGATCGCGACCGGTGCGCTCGATCGCGTCGAGGGCCTCGCGCTCGGCGCGGCGGGCGGCCTTGGCCTCGGCTTTCCGTCGATCCTCGGCGGCCTTGGCCGCGGCAACTCGCGCCTCGCTCTCAGCCTCGAATACGGCGCGCGCGGCCGCCGCACGTGGGCGGATGGTGGCGATACGTGCGAGCGCCGCCTCGCGCTGCTCCAGCGTGAGCCCGAGCGAGTTGTCGTCGACGGCAGCCTCGAGACTGGTCAACGCGCCGTTGAGCTTGGGGAAGTCGGCGGCGGGATCGGCGATGAGGGCGTCGGCGGCTGCGAGCGTCTCCTCGAAACGGAGGCGCTTCGCGGCGAGTTCCTGCTGGCGTTTCTCGCGGGCGAGCTGTTCGCGAGCGATCGCCTCACGCGCCTTCGCTTCCTGCTCGGCCTGCTGTGCGCGGAGGCGCTCGGTGATCGTCTGCGTCGGAGTTTCGACGGACACGACGGAGCCGGGCGACTTCGTCGCTTCCATCGCGGCGGCCTGTGCGGCGGCGGTGCCGGTCGTGCCGACGGCGGTCTTGATCTCCGTGCCGTCGGGCGCTCGTTCAGTAACGGAGACAACGGGCTCGCCGGTGGCAGCCGCCCGCGCCTCCACCTCGGGTTTGCTCACCGGCCCGAGGCCGAGGATCTCGTTCTCGCGGCCCTCGGCGGAGAGCTGTTTGATGCGCTCGGGCGTGATCTGCCGCGGGTTGTAATGGAACACACCGCGCTCGGTTTCGACGCGCTCGAAACCATCGGGCAAACGCAGTTCCGACGAGCCTTTCGGGAACATCTGTGCCGGCCGCAGTCCGCGGAGAAGCTGGTCCTGTTGCAGCAACAGCGTCTTCGCGCTTTCCGGGATGTTCTGCGCGGTGTCTAGCATCTCTTTGAACCGGGCGTGTTCCCTGCGCGCGTCCAACTCCTGCGCAGTCTGGAACGCCGCCCCGGTCGGGCCGCCAAGCAAGGCTCCGAGCAGGATCGACTCGCCGACGCCTTCGGTGCGGGCTCGACGCGGATCGTAACCGACGATGTCGCGGGCGGCGATATTCTGAGCCAGCTGCTCGATGCCTTCCTGCGCGCCTTCGCGCGCGGCTCCGAGCGCGACTTGGCGACCGATACGGCCCGCCGTCGTGGCTCCCTCCATCACACGCACGCCCTTGAGCAGCTTCGGCACGCCGAGCAACGCTTCGGAAACGGCGCCGACGGGCGCGTTGACAAGGAAGGCGGCGTCCTCGGCGCGTTGCACCTCGGCGGGGTCCGTGATGCCGCGGCGGGCGAGCGTCTCGCGCGCGTCCTCCGCACCTTGCTCGCCCATCATCGCGGCGACGGTCAGCGGAGCGGCGGGGCCGGACGCGATCGCCACGGGGAGCGAGCCGGCGGCCTGCGCGAGCTTGGCGACGAGCGTGTTGTCGCGCGTCGAATCGGTGTCGTAGGCCTCGCGCGCGGCGCCGGCGATAAATTCGCCGGCGCCGCGCAACATCTTCCCCGTCCCCGGCATGGCCGGGCTCTCGAGGATCGCGCGTTCAATCTCAGGGGGCAACTCCCCCCCCTTGAGCGCAAGCGCGCCCCTCATCGTGGCACGTTGCACGATCTCGCCGAGCCGACCGAAGCCGGCGATCGATTGGCCGCCGGCCACGCCGGTCTCGCGCGCGAGACGCTTGGCCGCGTCGACGACGACGTTGCTTTTGTGCTCCTCCGGGCCGAGGATGTCCTCGACGGTGGGAGTAGGGCCGAGGATGTCCTCGATGGTCTGGCGGCGGCTCATCGCGAAATACCGAACTGGTTTTTGAGGATGTGCTCGGCCTCGGCCCGCGTGAGCTTACCCGCGCGATAGGCCGCGGCGACGTCGTCCGTTGTGCGAAATGTCGTAGTCGGGATCGCGCCATCAGAGGCGCCCGTGCCTGGCTGCGTGAACTCGCCGAGCGGAACCCGTTCGACGATCTGGGCGCCATCGTCGTCGACGTAAGTGCGGGTGCGGGTGGGCACGATGGGCTTCGGCTTGGGGTCGGCGAGCGCGTCGTTGCGCAGCTGCAGCTCGCGCGCCTGTTCGGCGAGGATCTGCTCGTGGAGCGGATCGGTGCGCGCCTTGTCGATTTCCGCGGAGAAGTCTTGCCGCGCCTGCCGCGCCTCGGCCCGCAAACGGGCGAGATTCGCGTCGGCCGCTTGATCTCGGCGAAACGCGAAATCGCGCTCGGACATGTCCTTCGCATGCGCAAAATGCGCGGCTTCCATGCGGAGCCGTTCGTCCTCGAGCGCCTGCCGCGCCGCGAACTCCGCACCCCGGTTTGCGAGCATCGTATCGCGGAACTCGTCCTCGATTTGTGCGCGGGCCTTGCGGAACTCGAGGTCCTCCTCGCGCTGCTTTTTCCGCTCCTTCGCATCGCGCGCCTGCATACCGGCGCCGAAGGTCGTGTTGAATCCGCTGAGAAAACTATCGCCGAGACTCATGGGTAAAACGTCAAATGGTTGCGACTAGATGAACGCGAGGGCGGCGAGACCGGCGGCGGCGCCCGCGCCCGCGCCGAGCATGCTGTTGCGCGAAGCCGTATCCGCCTGAGCGATCCCAGCCATCGTGTTCCACGCGTTGAGCGCGTCGGAATAATTCTGCTGCGCCCACTGCGCGCCGGCCGCTCCGGCGTTGGGATTGACCGAGGAAAAGCCCGAGCTGGTAAGCGGATTGAACGCGACGGCTCCGTTCTGCGCGCCCGCGAGAGAACCGAACTGGTTCGTAATCGGTTGGCCGAGCACCATCGCCGAGGCGTTGGCGAGGTCCTGTTGCTGCCGTCCAAACGTCTCGTTGCGGGCCGCCCGTTCCTCGCCGGCGACGGCCTGCGCGGCGGCGAGCGCCGACTGGTTGAGCTGCTGGTTCTGTCCGAAAGCACGGCCCTGAACGTCGAGCAGCTGCGCGAGACGCTGCGCGCGGCGTTGCTCGGCGGCCTGCCCCATCGTGGCCGCCTCGACGACGGCGGCGGCATCGCCGAGATAGTTGCCGCGCGCGGCCTGCCCGGCGCGCACCGTATTGAGGATCTGGCGTTCGGTGTCCGGGTCCAGTTCGCCGCCGCGCTGATAGTCCTCGAGGGCCTGCAGCAGGCCGAAGTTGAGCGCGGCCGTGCTCGGATCCTCAGCACCGAACCGCGTGGCGGCGTCGTAGATGGATTGATTGACGGCGACCGGATCACGCGATTCGCGAAGGGCGCCGAGCAGGTCGCTCGTGAGTTGCTGCCGCGTCTCATAGGCGAGCGGGTCCGCCGCTTGGATCTCCTTCGCGGTCTGCTCGGCGTTTCGCACGCCGAGCTCCTCGCGGAGTGCGAGTTGCTGGCGCTGCAAGTCGGCGTTGCTCTGTCCGAGCAAGCGCGCGAGCTGCTCATAACCGGCGGCGTCGCCAAGGCCGGTGAAATCGGCGGTGACCATCTTGCCCGTCTTCGGGTCGCGGTATTCGACCATTTCGCCGAGCATCGCCGCCTGCTCGATCATGCGACGGAGCGGCAGAGTTGCGATGTCGGTGTAAATACCTTCGCGGGTGGCGTCGGCGTAGTTGGGAGCGGCCGGGGCGGCCGCGACTTTAGTTGAGCCCATGGTGTTCGAGGAGACGTTCCACGCGTTTCCATGGGAGCATTCGCAGCTCTCCGGGGCGCTTGAACACATGCCCGCAAACCGTCTCGCGTGGACCAAAACGAGTCCGGGCCTGTGCTAACAACAGAGGTAGGCCGAGCGGATGCGTGCTGGCAAGCTGATCCACCCACAGCATCGGCGCTTTTTCGTCGTGTTCGTAGGCTTCGTTTTCGGCGTCTTCGATCGTGTGCACGCAGCGCGCGACGCCGACGGCGACGATGCGCCCACGCTGGCCGACGATGCCGACGCCGCCGTTGGCCCAATGCCAGCGCAGCCATGCGAGCAGACGGCCGACAGGCCAATGTGCAACGGCCGGGTCGTGACGGCGCAGGAAAGCGGCTACGGCGATGATCCCCGGGACACGTCTCATTGCACGCGGTTGGACAGGTCGACAGTGTCGAGGAAGGCGGCGAAACGCGCGGTGCGGAGGCGTAGCCGGCCGCGGGGGCAATAGATCTGCAAGCCGCACTCACGGAACCGCGGGAACTTCCGTAGATGGAAGCTACGGCGGTAAATCGTGTTGGGGCGAAACTTAAGCGGGAAGATGAGCGGGAACTTGCCGAGGGTGCCGGTCACGAGATCGCTCCCGATGATCTCGCACTGATCGAGCGGGATGTCGGGGTAGGTCTCGACCGCGTCGCGCACGAGGTGGAGTTGCACGCCGGTGGCGCTCGAGCTGCGGAACACGACCTCCAGCATGAAGGGCTGTTTCCAGTGCTGAGAGTGGTCGAAATCGTGCGCTTTGAGCGTCAGCCAACTGGGAATTTCCTGACTCTCCGAGGCGAGGTTGTCGTCCTTTTCGTGCGAGGGGTCGATGCGAAAAACGCGGCCGGTCGTGTCCGCGATCAGCGTCTCCTGTCTCTCGCCGAAGCGCACCACACACGCGGCCGTAAAACCCTCGTGCGCCACGAGCGTGTAAGGCGAGGCAGGCGGGGCGCCGGAGTCGAGTAGAGCGTCGCCGTTCTCGTCGACCAAGATCAGACCAGTGTCGTCGGCAAGCAGGGCTTGGCCGGTGTCGGTTCCGAGGATGAGGCCGCCGAGGTCGGCGGTCCACGGCGTAGCCCAGCGTTTTGTTCGGATGTTGTAGGCGAGGATGTGCCTCGGGTGCGGATCGATGCCGAGCGGCAGTGCGAGGAGATACAGGTCGCGCCACACCACGGCCCACGCTCGGTTGATCGCCGCCCAGTGGATGCGATCGATGAAGGGTTGGATGGGTGCGCTGAGCGTCTGAGCGGGGTTGATGCTGTCTGTCGTGGCCAGCGCGCCGAGGCTTGTGAGCCCGTAGCGGCTGAGGAACAGCACATCCTGTCCGGTGCTGACCGCCGTGCGTTCGGCGACGCAGCCGGTGAGCTGAGTGAGCCGCAGGATTGTCCAGTTCGCCGGGCTGGCGTCGTTCGTGTCGACGATCCACGCCGAGGCCGCACACAGCACGATGAGGTGCCCAGCCTGGCCCGACAGGAGCTTGACGACCGGATCGCCCTCGCCGGAGCCGACGCGGATGTTCGCCGTCTTCGACCAGTTGGCCGCATCGTGCGCGGCGCCGACATCGGAGACGTAGATGTAATTCCCACCCGCCTCGACCGCGAACAGCCGGAACGCGTGGGCGTGGATGGTGCGCCACGTCGGCATGTCCGAGTTGTCGGCGAACTTCGTCACAACACCATGCGTCCAGCCGGAATTGTGCAGACTCCAGCGGAGCACGCCGTCGCAGTAGAACATGCGATCGACGAGCTGGGCAAATCGCACCGTATCCGTGTTGCTGATACCAGCTGCGGCGAGTTTTGTCGTGATCGCGGCGACGTCGGCGCCCTCGACCTCGTAGAGCTGCCCATCACGCACCGCTAAGGTCCGCTCGATCGCCGGGGTGTCATAATACGCCATGCCTTGCACCGCGGCGGTCCCCGCGATCGGTGCCCCGTCGTCGAGCAGCGTGTTGAAGCGCAGTCCGGGCCGGGTCTGCGCCACCAGATCGGCGTCGAACCAGATATTTTGCCCGTCGCGCACCGTGTCGGGCGACAGTTGGTCGGCGCGGGCCGCGAAGTCGGCGCCGGTGAAGCCGTCGCACGCGGCGCTCGCGGGCGTGTCGTCGAGTTGATCGCTAAACAGGGCAAGCATGGCTCAATACCAAGGGTAGTCTCCGCATTCGAGCTGTTGGACCTCGGGCACGATCTGCCGCGACTCGGTCGTTTGCGCCGTCTCGATATCGACCATCTTGGCGAGGAGCGCGTTGGCCTCCTGAAAGAAGGCGTTAGCCTTCGTGAACTGGCGTAGCCACTGGTAAAGGTCGCCCATCACAAACGCGCACAGGCACTCATCGACACCGGTGAGGAGTGGCCGATCGGTGTCGTTCAGGAGGTCGATACACGTGCGCTTGCCGATGACGAGCAAGGTTCCCGCCTTGTTGGGCGCGCGATGGAGGCGGATGCGTGCGCGCCCGTCGGTCGTCCGTGGCATCGGAGAGAAGCCCATCACATCGCCCGGGAGGCTCCAGCCGCCGGGATCGCGCGAGAGCGCCGCGAGGTCGAGCGAGGCGAACAGCAGGCGGTCGGCGCCCCAGCGCGCCGCGAGCACAAACTCGAACTCGGCCGGCAACGTCACTTCCTGCACACCCTCCGCCACACTCACCGTGTCCACGTGGCGCGTCTGGCGCCAGAGCTGGTTGTTCCAGATCATGGCCCACCGCTTGCGCGCGAACAAGGCGGCTTGGTCCTTGGTGACGTTGTCGTCGATGCCGAGCTTCGCCGCGCAGTAGTCTTTGATTTCGCCGAGAGTCATGGGGAATCAGGCCGTGCGGAGCCAGACCGCGACGACGATCGAGGGTTGAACGTTGTTGTGCGCTTGTCCTCCGCCAGCATCGGCGGTGTCGCCGGTGATCGTGTGCGTGTGGTTCGACGCATCGCTGATGGTGATCGGGTCCAACGACAGGTTGAACTCGGCGATGTCCACGGCCGTGTTGAAGTCGACGACGGCCTTGTCGGTGCTGCCGACGGGGATGCTGTGGGAATGCGCGCCGGCGGCGCCGGTCGCCAGCGTGCCCTTGCCGTGCTTGTGCGTCGGGATCTCGTTGACCGTAAGCGTGTGCGTCTTTGCGCCGATCGTCTTGTCGAGCGCGTCGAAGTCGGCGTCGTTTTCGTCGAGCCCGACGAGCGCGCGGCCCTCCGCGTGCCGCACCCAGGTGCCGAAACCGAGCCAATCGGCCGGATTGCCCGTCCGGTGCGTGATCAAGATCTCGCCGACCGGATACAGCGCCTCCATCACCGCGCGAAGGACTTGCGGGGTGATGTCGCGCTCTCCGGCGTCGGTGAGACGGCCGGTGTCCGACACCGTGAAGTTCGGAACGAGCAGGTTGGTGGCACCATACTCGCCGGCCGCGACGCCGGTCGGCGGCAGTGGGCGATTGGCTACCGAGGTGACGCGGCCCTTCGTGTCGACGGTGATCGAGACGAGATTTTCGCCCGAGTCGCCGTAGGTGCCGGCAGTCACGCCGGAGGGGATGAGCTGCGGCGCGGATGCGCCGCCGGTGAGATCGCCAGCAAGGCGCACCACGCCCTCCCCCACCGGCGTGGCATCCGGGACGGTCGCGCTGAGGATCGTCACCGCGTTGAAGGTCGTGGCCGGGACGCTGTCGGAGTCGGTAAACGCGGGACGGGTGATGATGAGGGAGGCGGGCATGGTGTCAGATGTGTAGGGCTGAACGGATTTGTTCGGTGCTGTAGTGGCCGGGCCCGGTCCGGCGGAGGGAGCCGTTGCGCTCGAGATGGCGGTAGCCCTCCGCGATCCGCGCGTCGACCGACGCATCGTCCCGCTCAAGCGTGGCGATCGGCCGCAGACGCGGGATGCGATCGCTCACCTTGATGCACTTCCCATCTCGGAAGACGTAGGAACCTGTGGCGGCCATGGCGTGGGTGCTCCCTGTATTCGCTTAATCAATACGCCATCCCCTCGTCGGCGCGGCGCGCGGCGTCGAGCGCGGCCTCGTCTTCGGACAACTCGGGCTCGGGCGCGGCGAGGTCGGTGTCGTTCACGCTGACGACCTCGACCTCGCCATCCTTGCCGCTGATCGCGGCGAGCTTGCCGGAGACGGTGAACGTGACGTCGTCACCCTGCTCGGGGTTGATGCCATCGACGGCGAGCAATTCGAGCGGGACTTTGATTTTGCGGAGCGCGTTGGAAGACGGCGCAGGGGATTCAGGATCGGGCGTTACGGTGGCCATGTGGAGTTGGGTTAAGGGTTACTGGGAAAAGAGCTGAACGATCTTCGCGGCGCCCGGCATGCTGAGGGCCGCGAATCCGCCGAGGAGGAACATGCGCCATTGTTCGAGGCGCCGAACGCGGCCGTTCGTGTGATCTTGTTTCTCCTCGATGCGTCGGAGGGCTTGTTTGATCTCGACCCGGAACGTTTCGCGTTCGACGCGGTCGGCGCGGATCTGTTCGGCGAGGACGGCGTTGGACGGGGCGGAATCGCTCATCGCGCGGCGAGGTCGGGTGCGAGGGTTTGGAAGGCGCGCGCGATGCGGGTCTGCTCCGCGCGGTCGAGGCCGGTGTCGAGCGCGGCCGTCGCCAAGTCGGCGACTCCGGGTTGATTCCTGCGCAGGTCGGCGAGGCCGCGAGCGACACCGTCGGCGATACCGAAGGCGTTTGACCTATACATCACGGCGAGCGCGCCCGCGACGACGGTCCCGATGGTGCCGGCCGCGGCCGCGAATTTCATCCAGAGGAGCGAAGCGGCGAGGTCGGCGTTTTTCTCGGCGATCTGCGCCGCCTTCGCTTCGGCCGCCGCGACACGCCCGGCGGCCTCCGCGAGTTCGCGCGACAACTCCGAGTTGTGCCTCTCCGTCGCCCGCTGCCGCGCCTCCGCCGCGGCGACGACCTTGGCGTCCTCGCTGCGCAGGTCGGCGACGAGCTGACGCACGGCGGCGAGCTGCTCGGCGGTGACACCGGGCACGGCCTGCGAAAGCAGGTCGGAGGTGTTGCCGGTGAAGCGCTGAGTCAACGTCGCCTCCGGCGAGGGCGGCAACGCGGCGGCGGACTGCGCGGCCTTTTCGGCCTCGATACGGGCGGCCACGAGCTGCGCCTCGCGCGCGGCTTCGTGGTCGGCGTTGGCCTTCTCCGTGGCTCGCTCGCCTCGATGGGTCCACCACGAGAAGAGGCCGCCGCCCTTGTTGGAGACGCAGGCGGGTAAGCTACAGAGCGCGAAGGCGAGGAAGATGAAGCGAAGGAGTTTCACGGGAGGGAGGGTTGTGGGGGCCGGTTAGCCAGGCGCGGCGGGAATGGTTACTCGGCGACCGGGCGCTCGGGCGCGGCGGGCAGCTCGGCGAGATAAGCCTCGAGCGTGGGGATGGGGCGCTCGTCGTTCTCGACGGCCTCAAGGATATCGTAGGCGGCGAGCCAAACGGCGTCGCGGTGCGCGATGAGCGCGGCGGCCTCGGCGGCGAACTTCGGCACCGTGCTCGCGGCGTAGGTGGCGGCGCGGGCCATCGACGCATAGCCCCACGCGCCCGCGCGATCGTTCAAGAGCTGCTCCGTGGCGTCGTCGTAGGTCTTGCGGCAAACGGCCTTGAGGTCCGGTCGCGAGGGCGGGCTGTCGAGCATCGGCAGCACGGCGGCGGCGATCTCCTCGGGCGTGGCCTCCTCGGCGGGAGGCGCGGCCCAAAAGGTGCGGCCGTCGTCGAGCACGTAGCTCGCGCCGTCGTGTGCGGTGACGCTTCGGCCGGTCTCGCCGAGCGGGATGGGAGTTTCGAAAATGCGCATGGTATTTGGGTGTGCGAAGGGTGGCGGTTGCGGAGGGCTCAGCGGCGCGACCAGTCGATCTCGAAGTCGACCGCGCCGTCGGTGGTGATGTGGAGCTTGTCGCCTGCGGAGACCTCGACGGCGTCGCCGGCGGCGAACGGGAGCGTCACCCACTCGCCGAGCGTGCTGGTCGCGACCGTGCCGATGACGTTGCCACCACTTGTGTTGAGGCGGAACGTGACGTTCGTGACCGCGGAGGCGGTGGGCTTTACGCGGATGATCCGGATCAGGCCCGGCTCAAACCAGAGCGGATCGGCCGCGCCGAGGCCGAGCGCGTAGCCGGTCGCGGCCTGCGTGCCCCGAATGCCGACCGGATCGCCGTCGGACAGCGGGCGGATGCCGGCCGTAGCGATCCCGCCGATACGGTTGCCGCCGTGGTCAAGGAGCTGCGCGGTGCGGGTGATCTCGGGCTGGATAAGGGCGCCAACCGACCACATTCGGACCCAAGCGATTTCGACCCCCTCCCCGGCCGCCCCGCCACTGATACCCAGGCCGATACCGAGTGTGGCCCCCGAGCCGGGCGGGGTGATGAGTGCTTCATACTCGTCCCAAGAGTCCGTCATGGCGATGATCGTAGAGGGGGGCGCCTGATTCAGCGCGAGCACGAGTCCGACCGCTGCGCCATACACGCGAGCACGGATGCGGACTCGGATCATCTTGCCGGGCGTGCAGACCGCCATAGCCGGATTCGCGGCGCTATGTTGGATAAGGAGATTATTGCCACTTAGGTTCGAGACGTAGCTGCCGCCACGGGTAATCCGCAGCCCGCCGGAGATCGCTTCGGCGACGATGTTCGCTCCGACTGTCCAACTTGTGATGGTGTCGGCTGCGCCATCATCAGGCGTCCCCGTGTAGGTGGCGAAGTCGGAGTTGAGGACGAGCTGAGCGCCACTTCCCCCGAGACGATCCACCGGCAGCAGCGAGCCGGTCTGCACCATCTGCGCGATCTCGGAGGCGGAGAGGGCGCGGTTGATCGGCACGCCGGGGCGGAACTCGCCGGCGGGCCAGTTGTATCCGCAAATGCGATACGTTGCGACAAGGCTAGACGACATCCAATCGGGCGGAGAGCTGCCGGCCGTCGATGCGACGAAGTTCGCCGATACGTCACCGCCATTGAGGTAGACGACGGGGGCTGACGTCCCAGAGACCAGCACCACGTCGAGTCGGACCCATTGACCAGCGTAGAGAGTGCGAAAGTTGGCCCACGTGAAATACCGCGTGTCGCCCGCACCAATCGAGCCAATTGCCGCGATACGCAGGGCACCGCTTCCGGTGATCTGGATATGGAGACTGTGGCTATTCTCCGGCGTCGTGCTCGAATTGTAGCTCGCGATGTAATACGTCGTGCCACTGGACGCCGAGACGCGGAAGACGTGCCCGACCTCCGACAGCGGCGATCCGGCGAGGGCCCCCGCTGCTCCGAGCGCCCATTGGATGCGCCGGCCGCTCGTGACCCCGTCGCTGTAGGCGAGCCCGAGGAGCGGCTGGCGGCTGGCGGCGATCGGATTGACGATGCGGCGCACGCTGCGCGCGACTTTCTTCGAGGTCATGATGCGCGCGTCGTCGGTCTCGGCGTCGGCCTCGGCATCGTTCGCGATCTCCGCCACGCCCGCGATAGTCTCGCTGGCCGAGGGCGTATTCAAAAACTGGATCCACTTGTCGGCGCCGCTGCCCGTCGCCTTGGCGAGATAGAGGATGCCAGTCGCCGCAACGCGCACGAGGCGGCGGCCGACATCTCCGGCGACGATCACGAGGGCGTCCTTGGCCGCATCGTCCGCGACCTCCTCGGGGACGAGCGCCGCGCGCAGGATGCCCGGGTCGATGAGGCCGTCGTCCGCAATTCCAGCGTAACCACCGGCGACATTGCGCTCCGTGCGGAGTAGCACGAGGCCGGCCAACTGATTCAGAAAATCGGCCCAGCGCGTCGCGCCGATGCCGGTGGCGGGATTGTCGGTGATAAAACGGTCGTCGGCCGCGAGCGTCGGACGATTCGGCTTGGTGTAGGGACGGACGGTGGAAATTGAGGCCATGATGAGGGGACGAGCGGGGGAAGGTTCAGGCGAGGAGGATGGAGCCGGTCTCGTCGGCGAGCGCCGCGCCGACCTCGTCGGCGAGGACGAGGATGATAGCGGAGGCCGCGCCGGATCGGCTGCGGAGGTCTCGGGTGATGCGGTAGATCACGGCGCGCCGTATTCGGAGAGTTGGAGGGTGGCGGAACCGCTCGGCGCGATGACTCGCGCCGCGTCGGCTTCGGCGCGGGAGATGAGAAGCGGCACGTCCGTCTGGCGGAGGACGTAGCCGAGCGAGGTCGTCGGATTGGAGCCGTCGAAGGTGAGGCGGATGTCCGCGCCGTCGGCCTGCACTTGGATGGTGGCGGCGGTCGGATCGAGCGCGGGTTTACCGGAGGCCGCGACGAGCGCGAGCAGAGTCGCGGCGCTGCCGGTCACAGGGAGCGCGCGATGTGTGCCGGGGAGCGGGCGAAAGGTGGATGGTTGCATGTGCGACGATGCGGAATGCTGAGAGGTTGTCCCGGCGGGCGTCGGGCGGGATGCGGCGCCCGCCGGGGTTTTGTGTAGTGACCTGAGCCCTACAGATTATTCGACAAAGCGGGACTTGGCGCGGACGGCGCGGCCCCAGTTGCGGTTGAGCACCACGGCGGCCTCGAACGCCTTCCAGCCGGCCAGGATGTATTGGCCGAGCGGGTTGTTGGAGTCGGGCTTGTCGACGATGATGACCTGCGGCTTGTGCGGCGTAGCGCCGAGCTTCTTCATGTTCACGGCACCGTAGCAGCCGCGGCCCACGATCATCGCGGTGTAGATGAAGCCGGTTTGGTTCGTCCCACCCGAGTTGAAGGTCGGGGCGTAGGTGCCTTCGGTCTCGTCCTCTTGGAACGGGTTGGTGTTGTCGACGATCTTGCAGCCGAAGTATTCGCCGACCTCTCCCTTGAAGATCTTTTCCGCGTGGTTGTTGCGGATGATCTCGCGGAAGTCGGCGTCCTCGAGCAGGTCGCGGATGAGCTGCGGCGGCAGGTGCGCGACATACTTGCCGTTGAAGGTCGGAGCGCGGGCGATGCGCAACGCCGTCATGGCGTCGAGCAGGTCGCGCGGCACGAGGCGACCGTTGGCGGCGGAGGCGGCGGCGAGGCCGGCGAAGTTCGCGAGTCCCTGCGCGTAGCGCTTCACGAGACCGGTCGAGGGGTGCGCTAGCGGGTTGCGGATGAGCGTGTCGAAGTCGAGGGCGAACTCCTCGCTCATCAGCTCGATCGCTTGGTTGAGGTAGTTAAAGAGACCGACGTTGTTCGCGATGTCGGTCACCTTCGCCACCTGACCGCGTTGCGCGAGCGTGACGTCGATCGGCGTGTAGGCGATATCGCGGTAGGCAGTCGGCGCGACGCCTTCGCTCAGCGCGGCGGGAGCGCCGGTGCCGGTGAGGCTGGGCTCGGGCGGACGGAAGAATCGCACCGAGGTCGCGCCGATGTTGGACGGCAATTCCTCGAGCTGAGCGGTCTCCGCGAGGCGGAGGAGGGGGACGGCTTTTTCGAGCAGCTTCTTGGAGAAGTGCGGCTGGATGGTGTTGGAAACGACGGTGGTGTCGATGGCCATGGTGTTGGGGCGTGATCAGCTCACGCGGGCAATGGAGGGTTCGCGGTTAGGAGCCCCCACGATCGGCGGCCGCGGCGGCGGCGAGGACGAAGGCCTCGCGTTCGGCGTCCGTCATATCGTCCAGAGACTTGGTCCCGGGGGCCGGAGCGGCCGGAGGGCCGCCCCTCGGTGAGAGGAGTGAGTTGAGGCGCTTGATCTCCGCGTCCCGCTCTCCGAGCTGCTTCTCGAGCTCGGGGACTCGGGCCGCGGCTTGTTCGAGTTTCGCCACCTGCACGGCAGCGCGGAGGCCGGCAGGATCGGCGCGGAAAAACCGCGCGGTTTGCGGATCGTTCACGAGCTGCTGAACGCGCTGGAAGATGGGATTGTCGGGCTTTCCGACCTCCGGATCCTCCTTCACGATCGCAGCCGCCTCGGCGGCCCATTTCTGCTGAAACTCGGGCGTGCGCCAGACTTCCGCGGACGCGGCCGGAGCCGCGGGAGCGGCGGGCGCGCGGGCGCGAAGTTTCTCGGCCTTGCTCTTGGCGAGCTTAGCCATGGCGGTGTCGCCCTCGTCCTCGTATTGCTTCGCGAGCTGGTCGTAGGTGTCGGCGCTGATGCCGTGCTCGTCCTTCGGTGGCTCGGTCGGAGCGGCGGACCTCGCGGCTTTCAGCTGCGCGATCTCCTGCTCGAGCTGGGTCACCCGGGCGAGCTGCTGCTCGACCTGTTGCTCGCGAGCACGCACGCGCGCCTTTTCCTCGTCTAGAGCCTTCCAACTGCGATCGAGCCGTTCGGCATCCTTCTTCGCCTTCTGGTAGGCGCTTTCGGGTTTGCCGTCGGTCTTCGTGTCGGCGGGCTTCTTGTCGGATTTGTCGGCGCTCTTGTCCCCGTCCTTGGCGTCGGGATTCGGCTTCTCGGCCTTGTCCTGCTTGTCGTCTCCGGCGGGTGTCGCGCTCTCGCCGACTGCGGGCGGCGTGTCCGTCTTTTTCTCGGGCGCGGCCGAGGAGGCCGGAGCCGGCTGTCCCGCGTCGGCGGCCTGCACGATGGCAAGGACGTCAGCGTCGGAGGTGTCCGTCGCGGCGGGCGCGGCGGTGCTGGCTGTGTCGGGGGTGGGTGTGGCGGTGGCTGTGCTCATGTGCGATCTGCTTTCACGGCTGGTAGTGCTCGAGCGCGGCGCCGGCCGTGTCGGCGTCGGGCTCGGGATTGCCAACTTCCGCGTTGGCGATGCGGGAAAGGGTCTTGGCCATGTGCCACGCGGCGAAGTAGCCGCGGGCGAAGCCGCACGCGTGCTGCAACTGCTCGCCGGCCCGGCCCATCGCGTCTTGCGCGTGTCCCGCGGCGAGGTCGTGCATGATGATGTCGATCTTCCGCCCGACGGGGCTCGCGATGGCCGCGCCCCACTTTTTCGCCTCGTCGGCGGTGAGCGCGGGCTGGCCGTCGGGAATGGCGCGTGCGCCACTGCGCAGCGTCCGCACGACGTCGCGTTCGATCGGATCGAGACTCTCTTGCCAGCGACGGAACGCCTCGACGCGCGCGAGCGCGTCGCGCTCGGCGGCGGTGAGGACGATGCGGAGAAGGATGGCGCGGAAGCGTTTCATACGGCGGGCATGACCTGGGGAGCCGCGGCGGCGGCCTGCTGTTCTTGTGCGAGCTGATTCTGAGCGGCCTGTTCGAGCTGCCGGACGAACGGCTCGATCTGCGCGGATACCTGCTGCCAGCGGTCGGGGTTCGTCTCGCGCAGCTTCGCGGCATGGGTGCCGGCATGGCGTGCAATCAGCGCGAGTTGCTCTCCGGTGAGAGGTTCGTTGCGTTGGGCGCGGCGCTGCACGAAGCCCGCGATGCTCTGGATGTGCGCGACGTCGTCATCGGTCTCGCGCACCTCTGCGGGGAAGCCGAGCAGCATGACGGTGAGCTCTTGCGCTTGGTCCTCGATCTGCATCGCCTGCTGAGTGCCGGCATTGATGAGCAGCCGCTTGGTGAGGCGCGGATCGTCGGCGTTGAGCAGGTCGCGACGAAGCTCCTCCTGATTGATGAACGGGTCACCCCGGAACAGCTGGAAGCGCGCTTGCGCCTTTTGGATGACCATCGAGCGGTTCCAGTTGTCGCCGGAGCCGTTGAGCTCGACGTAATAGCCATCGGCGAGCGCGTTCGGCTCGATCTGGACAAACGCGCGCTCGATGTCGCGATACTCGCGTTTGCCGGTGGCATACTGGAGCAGGATCGCCCACGCCATGCGAAGCCCCTGCGCGAGTTCGCGCCGAAACTGACGCGTGCGCATGTCGCTCGCCTGCCCCATCACGCTCGCGATGAGCGAGACCTCGCGCGCGGTCTTATTGTCCTTGCCTTGTTGTTGCGAGCCGGTGCCGAAGTCGGGCGCGGCGATGAGCTGCTCGGCGACGGCACGCGTCCCCATCATCGCCTTGTCGATGTCGACTGGCGCACCGGGCATCGTCACGGCCGTCACCTTGAATGGCAGGATCTCGCCCGGACGCATGCGCAGGTTCTGCGTGTTGGCCGTGCCGTTCTCGGCCGAGAAGACCGGCGAGCAAGTGAGCGTCTGATAATCCTTCGCGGTGTTCCAGTCCTTGCAGAGCGATGCCTCGAAAGGCGCGATCCGCTCCATGATGCCCCGCGGATCGTAGTATCCACGATCCTTGCGTTCGACCGTCATCTCGAAGAACGGCGGCGGGGGCACCTTGTCGCCGAACACACCCTTGTTGTAGGGGAGGATGAAGTCGTCGCGGAGCAGGCGCGTCGGCGCGGCGGGCGAGTAGGTGCGCACGTGCCAGCGGTTGTCCTGATCCCGCGTGTAGACCTCCCACACGATGATCTGCCCCTTCGTAGTGGTTTTCGTGATACCCTCGCGCTGGCTCTTCGCCTGCTCGTATGCTCCCGAGTTGCCGGTCGCCGCGTCGCCGCCTCCGGCCCCGTCGCAGATGGCGCGCAGGGTGTCTTCGGACGTGTCGAAGCCCTTCACGCGCTTGTAAGCGTGCTTGCTGTAGTGCTGCACGTGGACGAGCCAATCCGCTTCCGCGATGCGTCCGGTGTGAGGCGGGACGATCAGGTGGATCGGGTTGATCGCCTCAAAGCGTAGTCGCTCGCCGGATACGTCCCAAAAGACTTTCACCGGCACGACGGCGCAATTGAGCATCTTGTCGACCGCGATCGCGATCTCGTCCTCGAAATTGGTCTCCTGCTTGAGCTGGTAATCGAACCACAACGCCACCGCGTTTTGGAACGCCTGAGTCTCCGGCCTGAGGCTGGTGAAACTCGCGATGGTATCGCCCGCGTAGAGCTGCGAGAGGTAAAACGGCTTTAGCTTCTCGATGAGCATGTCGCCCAGCGGGAAGTGCATGTCGGCCGCTTGGGGGAACGGCTTGTTGACGCGCCGCAAGCCGTCGTGGCGCATCTTATACCAGATCGCTTGCCGGTTCTCCCACGTGCTGCGGGCGTGAATGGCGTCGAGAATCTCAGCGTGGTCGACGTGCATGAGCGGGTAAAGGGTCAGCCGGCGAAGGCGCCGGGGAGGTCGGCCGCCAAGCCGTTCATTTCGGTGAGCTGCGCGAGCAGACCGAGACGGTCGTCGGCCTGCCCCGCAAAGGGGATGGGGTGACACGGCGCGGGGTCATCTATCGCGCCGAACAAGGCATCCGCCCGATCGGGCGAATCGAGGCCACGGGCCTTCATTTCGTCTTTCGGCTCCACATGGAGCCGGCCGGCGGAGTCGGTGAAGCCGCGGCGCTCAGTGAGCTGTGCGTCGAGGACATCGTCGGCGGGGCCGTCGAGGATGACGCGGCCGTTCTCCAGCTTCTTCGCGCCCTCATACCACATCTCGGCGGCGCGGTTCGCGTAATGCTTTTCACGGGCGGCGCTGCCGTTGTGGACCCGCTCGATCTGCCACCCGAGTTCCGCGAGCCGATCGAGCATGACCTTGCCGAGTCCATCGCCGTCGCCGGCCACGATCTGGCGGCACCGCTCGGGCGTGATCTGCATGCGGCGGAAGTGGTCGATGAACTGGCCGCAAGCGCGCATGGTGTCCTTCTCGCGCCACGCCGCCACGATGCGCACGCGGTTGCCGCGGCGGTAGGCGATGACGTTCTCGTCGCCGCCGGCCGCGAAGTCGCAGAACACGCGCTCGCTGCCGTCCATCTCCGCGGGCGGGTTGGCGCGGATCGCAGTCAGCCACTCGGCCTTGACGACCGCGCCCTCGACGCCGGCCATAAACTCCGCGAACACCTTCGAGCGGACCAGCGGATCATCGATGCCTCGCTTGAGGATCAGCTCAAGGTTCTTCGCGTGGTCGGCGTGCGGACACAACGACGCCGGCAGGTGAAAGCGCCGGAAAAACCGCGCGTTCGCCGTGTGGCTCTTGTAGAACTCACCCGTCGAACCGCCGCAGGACGAGGTGTAGAGGAGAGCCTGATACGTGCACCGGTCGACGGCGTCGAAGATCTGCTGAGCCACGCTCTTCGCCTCGTCGATGACGATGAGCAACGGGCCGTCGTCATGCTTCAACAGGTCGTAGAACGGATTTTTGTTACCGTGCCAGCCTTCGAAACGGCCGCCCTGATTCGTCGCGAAGCCGATGCACACGGAGCCATTGGGCGCGGCGACCGTCGTGTCGGTAAACTGCCAGCCCGCCAAGCGGCTCTCGCGCGATTTGAGCGCGGGGAAAATCTGCGCACGCACCTGACGCTCGACGCCCGATGTCACGACCACCTTCGCCCGCGGGTGCAGCGCCATGAACCAGAGAATCGCCGTCGGGATGATCATCGTGGTCTTCCCGGCGCCGTTGGCCGTGCGTGCGGTCGTCTTCGCGGTCGCGCCCGGCGCCACGTCGAGGCTGTCCACGATCTGACGCTGCACGTCGTTGTCGTGGATCTCGTAATACACGCGGCCGGTGTCCGGGTCGCGCACCTCGCCCACCTTCTTGCGCTCCGCAGCGTCGGCGAGCGGGAGCCCGAGGTAGTATTTCCCGAAGCCGTAGGGCGACGTGAGGAGCGCCTTTTGCGCCTCGTCGAGTTTGTCGATCGTGAGCTTCGCGCTCATCAATTCGGCCCTCCGGTGTTGGGGGTTGGCAACACGCCATCGCGCCGGGCGACGAGCACGTCGCGCCGCGCCATCGCGAGCGCGTCGAGCGCGGCCTCGGGCACGGCGACCACGGTCCCGCCGTGCGTGTCGTTGACGTCGCCCGACAGGTGCAGACCGGGGATCTTGCCCAGCAGCGACGCGAGCAAGCTGTCCGTCTGGTTGGCGAGCGTGACGTAGTGCTTTTCGTCGCGCTGCGCGCGGTCGCGGATGCGCTCATACTCGCGCACGTCTTTCTTCGACGTGCTTTCCGAGCCCTTGGTCGTCTCGTGCTTTTCCGAGGCGATGATCCACTGCTCCGCATCGGCCCGCGTCTGCATCGCCTCGAGGGCCTTCGCGTGCAGGATCACGCTCCGCTCATAGGTCCGTGCGATCACGCGGTCGGCGTTGCTCGCGAGTTTCTCGACGCAGCGCCGGTAGAACGCAAAAACCTTCGGTTTTCTAAGGGTTTCCGAGGCGATCTGACCGGCCGACCCTTCCGAGTAACCGGCCTCGACCGCAGCCTTGGCCATCTGGCCATGCCGCAACACGCCGAGCACAAGCCTCAGCTCGCGCGGATTAAGGGTGCTCACCCCTTCGGGCAGCTCATCGACCTGCTCGACACCGATCGACGCGAAACCCGCTTGGATTTCGGCGAGGGTCAGTTGGCGTTGGTCTTCGGGTCCGGGCACGCGCATAGGAAGCGCGCGCCCGCGAAGCGAGGGAACCTTGTCGGGTTGGTTGTTTCAGGGTGCCCCCTGAAACAACTTCAACTTTCCCGCCTGCGCTCCACGCGGAGCAGCGTGTAGATCTGCCGCTCGGTCCGTTGGAGGTGCCTCGCCGCCTTCGCGACGGGCCACTTGAGCCGGTCGACGAGAATCCACGCGACGACCGCACGTCGCCGAGCGACGTCCGCCCGGCGGTCGCGGCTGACGAGCACGGCCTCGCCGATCCCGACGATCTTCGCGACTGCGCGCAGCGTCTCGGCCGCTTCCTGCTGTTCGGCCTCGGCAACGAGCGCTCGCAATTGAGCCGCCGTCATGCCACGGCCCTCCGTTCCGCCTGAGCCCGCACGAAGGCGAGCAGGTCCTTGTCGCGCGCCACCTCGGCCCAGCTCGTCACCTCAAACGGCCCGCCTGCGCCGTAGTTGGTGCCGGCGAGCAGCTCGCGCCATCCCTCGATCTCCGGCACGTCCGGCAACGGCTCAGCGCGACGCTCGCGACGGAGCGCGGCAAACGCCTCGGCGTCGCCGGCGGGCGAGCACTCAGGGAGCCACGCGTTCTCGAACCACGCGCGGTCAACCTGGGCCGCGCCCTTTCGGCGGCAGGCCTTCGCGTATTCGTCGAGGATGTCGACGCCGGGGAACCGG